ACCTTGAGGGCCATCCACTCCGCCACGCCCCTGTCCGGGGCCACGAAGTTGAATTGCCACTCATACAGGCCGCCAGTGAACGTCCCTGCGACGGAACCAGACTGAGGCGTACCGAGGTTGGGCCAGTACACGACATACCGTTCAGGCATGTCGGCGGTATTGTTCTCGTCCGGCGCACCGGAGTCGAACACGGTCACCGTGGGAATCGACGCTTTCGCCAACGCCAGGATCGCGTCCGGGAGACTCACTCCGGGGGCTCCGGTTCGTTAGCGACGGGCTCATCAGGCCACCGCGCGATGTTTCGCGCGGCCCGGTCGATGATCGACTCGACTCGGTCATCGAACGCCTTGAACAGGTGCGGCTTCGGTCCGGTATTCACTGATCCGAACTCCACACCTAGGCCCATGCCGCCCTGCTTCCGGCGAGTCTCGGGGCCGACGATCATCGAATACATGCCACCGGATTGCTCTACCTCGCTGGTGATCGCGAGCGCATAATGCGGCAGGTATGTGCTGGTGATCTGGCTCCGGAGAATGTCACGGGCGTGGTATCGGGTCCATTTGCCGCCCCGGGCAAGCGCGTCCTCAACTGCTGCAGGCGCGATCCGCGCAATGGTGTCGAGGTCCGCTGCCGTCTCTTTAACGTTCACGAACTCCACGCGCATGTCCACGATGCCACCTCCGTATCAGTCGGTGATCTCGTCGACCAGCAGACGCTGCGCGGTGGCGAGGCTCTTGTGGTGCAGGCCCGCGATCCGGTACGACCGGCCAACCAGACCCGCATCAGCCGATGCCGCTGTCACAGTCGCGATGTCGTTCACCGCGACAGGGCCAGCACCGATGGGCAGGTGCAGGTGGTACCGCTGCTCGGTGAACACATGGTCACCGGATTCCTTCGCGGACTCGTGCGGCTCGTACGTCTGCACCTTGCACTTGCCCGAGTAGACCGTGATTGTCGGGGCTGGTTCCCGCAGGCCCGTCTCCGGATCCATCTCGCCCTCAGGCCCGGTGAGCCGGGTGATCGTGCAGGCGTCCAACATGATCGCCTCAGCCGCAGCGCGGCCCTCAGCAAGCAGGTCGAGGACACTCATCGAACACCTTGATGCTGAACGCGCCCTTCAGGCCTGCGGCGCGGCGGATCCGCCGCTGCTCGTCACCCGAGACCTCGAACGACGTCACCGACTCTGACGCGTAGGTCAGCGTCCGCGTGTAGTCGTCGATGGTCCCCTGCTCCGAGCGGAGACCGGTCGGGTTGATGTACATGCGTTTGGCCATGTCCAACGCCACCGAGAAGAACCGGGCTTGGTCGGTGGCGTCGAACCGGACCTGCCCGATGACGTTAACGATCTCGACCCGGACCTTCCGCTCCAGCAAGAGGTACGTGCCCTCGTCGATCGACGAAGGGTCGACCTGGAGGAAGGCGGCCAAGTCGTCCTTGGTGAACAGTGCCATGACCGCCTCCCCCTATTCGTCGATGACGCCGGCGTCGGCCAGCGCAGCGATGATGTCGTCCCGGGTGTCGTCGTCCTCGACCTGGACGCCATGGTTGGCTGCGAACAGCGCCCACGCGTCCCTGCTGGAGCCCTTACCGGCCCGAGGCGGCTCGACCACAGCATCCGTCGTCTCGTCGTCCCCAGCCTGGGACGACTCGAACTCAGCGGCCGCCTCGACGACCGCGTCCGGGTCTTCCCACACGCCGGGATTGGTGATGAGCGTCAGCAGACGACCCTCCACCTCGGTGCCGCGGTTCAGGACCACCGTCCGGCCCGTCTCCGGGTCGTGCACGTGGACCGTCAATGCGAGTTTCGGCATGATGTCCTCCTACTGGACGTCGGCGACCATGAGCCGGTTCGGGTCGGTCAGGACCGGCATGCCGACCCCAGTGACCTTCGTCCAGGTACGGACAGGGTCGCCCTCCTTGAGGACGACGCCGACCAGGCCGGGGGCGTCGGAGAACTCCAGCGACGGGTTGCCGACACCGGCCAGCTCGAGCGCTTCCGCGGTGATGCCCCACGCCGTGTAACCCAGCGTGGACGGGTCCTGCGGCAGCATGATGAACCGGTCGGCCGGAATGACCCGGGTGTCAACGTCGTCGACGTTGACCTGCGTGTCGTACTCGACCAGGGTCGGCAGGCCGTACGCCTGGAGCACCGTGGTGAGGTTCGCCGGGGTCACGATGGACGGCGTTCCCGCCATCGAGCCCACCAGGGCCCGGATCTCCGCGTTCCGCAACAGGTTCCCGATCACCGCACGAGACGTCAGGGCGAACGCAGGGCGCTCACCGTTGAGAGCCACGTACGTATCGGTCCACGACATGATGTCGGCCAGCGGTGTCGCCGTCGCGATCGTCGACCAGGGCGTGCCCGGAGCGACGAGGTTCCCGGCAGGGACACCCCAGTCGGCCTCGAGCGTCAGCCCGTTCTCGTCGGCCAGCGTGAACTTGCCGTCGACGAGGACGTCCCCTCGGGCGAGCTCCATGCGGGCCCTCACCGCCCGGGTGTTGATCTCGGCGTCGTCGAAGATCGCGTCGACCAGCGCCGGGTTGGCGTCACCGTTGTTGCGCAGCGCCTCCATCTTGAGGCGCTCGTACTCGCCCACGACGGTCTTCTGACCCAGCGGCGGCAGTTCGACTTCCTTGCGGGTGTAACCGTCTCGCTGCCCGATCGGGGTCTCCGCGTCGTACGTCCTGAACTTCGCAGTCCGGTTCTTGCGGGTGACCGAGTCGATCCGGGCCGTGATGTCAGAGAACTGACGGTCGGGAAGGAACTGGTTGAGGATCTGGTTGGCAGGCAGCGGCACTTCGCGCACGAACGCGGTCAGCTCCGCCGGGTCAACGAGATCAGTAACGATAGGCATATGTCATTCCCTCCCTTACCGGACCACGATCCGGCCGGCCATGTCGGTGCCAGCGGCAGCGTCATAACCGGATTCGGCCGGCAGGCGGTCTTCGATGACCATGCCGTGCTCGAGCAGCGGGGCCCCGACGTCAGCCGTGCCCTTGATCGAGATCGAGTTGAACAGGAACCCCGCAGCGACCTCCTGGCCGGTGGCCAGGGCGTCGTCGTAGGGCCCGTAGAGCCCCGTCGCGGTGATGCGTCCGACCACGGTCCCGGAAGGGATGTAACCATCCGGGTAGTGCGTGGCCTCGGTGAACGCCGAAACGTCGAGCGTGATGGTGCGCGTGGCCTCGGTGCCATGAGCCGATCCCAGCCAGGACCGGTCCTCAACACCCCAGGTTTCGCTGCGGACGGAAATGTCCACTGTTACCTCCTAGTGGTATCCCCGCCCGGCACGGGGTCGTCATTTACCGGGATCACCGAACCGGGCTCGCGCCCGTGCCTTACCGGCTTCTTTCGGGTTCTTGACCGAACCAGGACGGGCGCCCTGGGACGGGTCGGGTTTCTGCTGCTGCGCGGCGACTCGCTCGCCTTGAAGAGCGACCAGCCGCTCGGCCTGTCTCGCGATCGACTCCTCATCGGAGCCGGTCAGGAAGATTCCGGCGTCTTCATCGGAGATGCCGTACTTGGTGGCGATCCGGTACCGCAACGCCTCGGTCGCGAACGTGTTCGCCTTGGCCTCGAGCTCAGCGAGCTTCTCGTTGGCCTTCTCGAGGTCCGATTTCTGCTGGTCCTCGATCTCTTTGAGCCGGTCAGCTGCAGGCTTGGCGGCCTTCAGCTGGTCCTTGAGCTCTTTGATCTGCCGTTCGGCTTCCTTGCGGGCGTCGCGCTCCGCTGTCAGGGCTTTCAGGCCGGATTCGCCGAGCTGCTCCTGGGGAGCGTCAGCTGGCTCGTTCGGGTCGGGTTCGGACATCGCGTCCTCCATGTCGGGGCCGAATCGCTCGGCCGCTTCCAGCCGCTAAGGCTGTGGTCTCAAGGGGGTTAATAGATGTAGCCGTGAAGCTTCAGCAGCCGGATGGCGTGGTCCTGGTCCTTGGCGATGGCGTAGATGCTCTCGGGCATGAGCCTCGGAGCTTGGCCGCCGCCAGGAAGCTTGATGGCGTTGCCAGACAAGGTCACGAACGTGGGTTGTCCGAACACGTCGACGGTCTGCAGTCGCCGCCGCTGGCCACCGGATGCAGCGAACTGTCCGATGTCCACTCCGGTCTCGCGGGCTTTGATCTTGTCCTGCTTCGACGGCGCCGCAGAGGACATGCCCGCGGCCTTCCTGCGGGCGTTCACGACCTGCGCAACGTCAGCGCCGTCCCGGATAGCCTGGGCGCCCGCTTTCGTGAACACCCGGTCCTGTTCCTCACGAGACAGTGACTCGAAATAGCCTCTCGGGTCCGTACGCCGCGCGAACCCTTTGGTCTGTGTCGTCGGCATCGAAATGCAGTCGCACCCTGGGTGCCGTTTGAACGACGTGTTCCAAGCCCGGTCGTCTCCAGCGAGAACCACGCATCTCGAACAAGACGGTGGCGTCAATACCCTCACATAACGCGCGACCCTGCGCGTTGAACCAGCCACCGAATCTGCGCCACGGAAGGCATCCGCGACCTGCGTGCGAGTCAGCATCTCCAACGACGCGTACCCGATCTGCATCGAACGAGACCGTGTGTACCCATCGGCGAGCGCCGACATGGCCGCCAGCGCCGGCTGGATCAGGAGCGTGTCCAACGGCCTGCCGTCCGAGGCCACCCCGACGAGAGCGAACGGATTGAGTAGGCCGTCAACGGGCGATCGAATGCTCTGCTGTTCCAGCGCCGCCGACACGTAGTCGGTCGCGGTCTGACCAGCAACGAACTGCGCGCCCATCAGGACCGTCATCAGCCGCGGAATAGCCGCCCGCCACGTGTCCGAGATCCGGGCTGGATCGACGCCCCGCCACAACCGCCGCGCCTCCGACATCACTGACCTCGAGGTCCGCCGGAGGAGCTGGACTCGTTCTCTACTCGCCCGCAGGTCGGTCATCAGGCACTTCCACGACCGTCTGCGCCGCTTGCGTCTGGAGCGTGCGACCGATCTGCGCCACCGGGTCGTTCTCCAGGGCCTCGGCGTCTTCCTGCTCCATGAGTTTGATCTGCGTATCGGTGTATCCGACGTCCAGCCGCGCCTGGCGTAGCGTCGAAATGCCCTGCGAGTACAGCTTGACTGCGGCATCGGCTTTCTGCGCCACCGTCGGCGTCGAAGCGTCCCGCCACACGGTCTCCATGCGGCGAAGGTCCGCGCCGTCGACGTCGATCTTCGCCATCGTGGCCGCTACCCGCATGACGTGCTCCCACGCGCCGCCGAACACCCGCTGCTTGCGCTCAACCCGCTTCACCAGTTGCGCTTCCGAAGACCGGATCGCATCGGCCGAAGCCGGGTTCGTTCCAGCGAACTGCAAGTAATGCGGAGGCAGTGCGAGCATCTGCGAAGCGACCTGCGCCAGAAGCTTGATCGTGTCGTGGAAGTTGGACAACGCCGCCTCGGGGAACTGCACGACGTCGGCCTCTTCGCCCTTGCGTTGGCTTGTCGCCCACTCCCGGCCGGCCACTTTCTCCCACGTGGACAGGGGCTTGCCGTTCTCGTCGACGAAGTCGTCTTCGTTGAGGCCAAACCAGACCCTTCGGGGCATCGCGTGGTACTCACCGGAGATCATCATGTCGGTCGCCATCTTGTTGGCGGCGTCCGCGATCGGGATGACATCGGCGAGTTCGCTCGTGCCCCGAGGCTTCAACATCCGGGGGCGGTTCACCAACGGCACTACCGAGCAGAACCCACGATTGTGATCGGTCTGGTCCTCCAGGACCCACTTACCGCCCTCGTAGACGTAGAACCGGTCGACGCCCTCGGTGTACAGCGTGGAATGCAGCTGATCGTCGTCGTCGGTCCACCGCTTCAGTCCCCAGATGACCTTCCGAGTGCGGGGGTCATGGTGGGTGATGACTTGACTGGGGTGCTCCACGGTGATGATCGGCAGTTCCGGCTCGTCCGGATTGGGGCCCACGATCGCATAAGAGCGCTTCAGGATCAGCGACTCCAGGTGTGCCTGCTGCGACACCTCATCGAGGTCGTTCGCCTGCCAGATAGCCCACAGCCGGTCATCCGCTTCCGCTTGGTCAGGGAGTCGGAACCCCTCCACATCCAGGCGGTTCTCGTAGGCGTCCACGCCCATGCGCGGCCAGTTGATGACCAACTGCGTGATCCGGTCGCCCAACTCCTGCTGGAGAGCCGGTGCCATGTAGCACAGCGGCTGGTCACCCTCGTAGTAGCGGTTCAGTTTCCGCAGTTCGGCATGTTCGCCGGCAAGCTGCCCTGACAAGTACTCGACCATCTCGACCGGGGTGCGTTCAGGCACGACTCACCCCCGTCTCACGATCATCTT